GGATTATTAGATACCTGTTGCATTTATTCCCCTTCGTAGTACACTCAAATTTTGACCATCTTGGTCAACGTGGCGATAGTATGGCAAACAAAATTTGACCATGCAAGACTTTGGAGCAAAAAAATGATTACTATTGGCGAAAGATTAAAAGAAGAAAGAAATAGACTCGGGTTAAGTCAGGCTGGAATCGGCGACATAGCGGGGATAACAAAAAATTCACAAATAAATTACGAAGCAAACAAACGTTCACCTGATAGCGCATATTTGGCAAAAATTGCCGAAATTGGCGCAGACGTGAATTACATATTGACGGGCGTGCGAGTTGTTACGGGTAGTATTAATGCAACCTTAGACGATTGCACAGGTTCTATGGTTGGGACGTACACACCACCAACAGGCGAAGGAACGATGTTGAAGGGGGGCGGGGCGAATGATGAGCGGTTTAGTGAGGAGGATTTGCAGATATTGCGGATGATTAAACGCTTGCCCCCGACTCAAAAAAAGCACGAGATTACGAATATCTCGGTCGTTCTACAATCCATTGACGAAGCTATATCACATTACATAGCAACGAATGGAATTGAGCATCGTCAGGCGGCGTGACTATTAACTCAGTGCTTAGTCACACATTTTTGTGTGGGGAGAACTAATGAATAAAATTGGGATAATTGGATTGCTGCTTTTTCCACTGATTAGCCATGCGGCAAATCAGCCATGCTTTGGTAATAAGGGCGGAATTAATCATTGTGACGGGGCTAAATTTGTTTGCAATGATGGAAGTACCAGTGGTTCGACTAAAGATTGCACAGTGTTTTTTGGTGGTAATACTGCCGCCCCTTCCGTTGTCACTCCTGTTATTAAACCAAGTGCGAATGTGACTGCATCTGCACCAGCTCCCGTAACATTGTCACAAATAATGAAACTTGATTACGAAGGTTTCACCGTATGGATTGATTGTGAAAAGCGTGGCGCGGTGAAATTTCAATATAACGCACAGCACGATACAGGCTCATTCCCGCGCGTTGAGAAGTTCACGCTAGACCCAAATGTCCCATCGCAATGCCAACAGCTCACAGCGAACGCTTATGGCAACAAGTATGACCGTGGACATTTAGTTCCCGCAAACCACCTTGATTACTCAGCCAATGCGATTAAAGCAACCAACAACATGACAAACATCTTGCCACAAGCGGCAAACATGAATCGTGGCGCGTGGTTACAAACAGAAGAAATTATCGAGTGCTACCGCGATATTGATGAACTTTTAGTCATCGGCGGCGTTATCTGGGGTAATAACCCAGTAGACGACTATTTTGTGCAATCACACGGCGTTAAAACACCAGATGCGTTTTGGAAAGTTATCGTGCGTGGTACGGGGCAAAGCGAGCAAGCAATCGCGTGGATAGTTCCAAATAGTCAGGATGCTACTCGTAAAAATTTGGATAAATATCTCGTCAGCGTTGCCGACATTGAAAAGCTAACAGGCGAAAAAATTCCCGTTGCTCAGTATGCCAAAGATGGCAAACAAAGTACGTCTTGGGTTGTGCCTAAAGGGTGTAATAAGGGGTGATGTACGTCTCCAAGTGGATGTCCCTTAAAAATAAGTTGAGTATTCATAGTAAATATGTCACGCTGCGAGCATATTTTTAACAATTAGTTATGTAGTTTTATGCAGGGTATAGATTTATTTTCTGGGGCTGGTGGAATGTCTGTGGGAGCAGCCGACTGTGGTGTAGATGTATGTTATGCCGTTGAAGCAGATAAGTTTGCAGCTCAAACTTTTGCTCTAAATCATCCAGAGACTAAACTTTTTGATTGTGATATTAGGAAGGTCAGTGGTTCTGATTTCGCCACTCTCGATCGTAGTAAACCTATTGTAATTTTTGGTGGTTCGCCTTGTCAGGGATTTTCTACCTCAAATCAAAAAAATAGAAATGCAGATAATGCAAACAACTGGCTTTACAGTGAATATTTGCGTTTGGTTAATGAAGTAAAGCCCGATTGGGTTGTGTTTGAAAATGTAAAAGGTCTAGTCGAAACGGAGAAGGGTTTTTTTCTGCATGAAATTCTCAATGGTTTTAAATCTGCTGGCTACACCACAAGCCATTTTATTTTGAACTCAGCAGATTATGGCGTGCCACAAAAAAGAAATAGACTTTTTATCATTGGGTCATTGGATGGACATGAGGTTTCAGCACCTGAGCCTACAACTAAAAAATATGTCACTGTAGCCGATGCCTTAATGGATTTGCCTGATATTGAATGTGGTAATTCTAATGATGAACAAGAATATTCAGGTTCAGCTCACTCAGATTATGCAAAGGTGTTACGCAGAAAAATGAAAAAATGCCATAACAATGTTGTCACAAAAAACGCTCCTCATGTTGTTGAACGATACAAGCACATTCCGCAAGGAGGGAATTGGGAAAATATCCCAAAAGAACTTATGAAAAATTATGCCGACGTATCGCGTTGTCACACTGGAATTTATCGAAGATTAAAAGAAGATGAACCATCTGTCGTTATCGGAAATTTCAGAAAAAATATGTTGATTCATCCGTGGAAAGATAGAGGATTGTCTGTACGAGAAGCTGCACGGCTTCAATCATTTCCCGATAGTTTCAAGTTTTGCGGCACTATTGGTTTTCAACAACAACAAGTAGGTAATGCAGTACCTCCACTTTTAGCGAGAGCTGTTATGACTCAAATATTGTCAACAAACTAATTTTAAAGAAAATAAGTATGAACTGGGAAGAAAGACCCCTTGAACAGCATGTGAAGTGGCTATTGAGTGATAAATTAGGGCAGGAAGGAGATAAACTTTGGAATGACTATGTAACTACTAGAAATGAAATTGTCACAAAAATATTGCCTTGGATAGCAAAAGAAGGACAGGGATTGACGGATCACGGAGTAGTTCATATTCGAGACGTCATAGATAATGCTGCCCTTCTATTGGGATTTAAAAACCATTTTGGTGATGATAATTATAGGTCAGACTGCCATACTTTTTCTCCGCATGAAATGCTAATTCTATTGATGGGGTTGCTACTTCATGATATTGGCAATATCTATGGACGTGATAGGCATAACGAAAAAATTAACAAAGTATGGTCCGAATTAACGTGTTGGAATTTATGGGGAAATACAGAGAGACAGGTCATATTTAGTGTTGGCAGAGCTCACTGTGGAAAAGATGATAATGGATCAAATGACACCTTGAAAGCACTCAGTGTGAGCAATAACTATTTTTTTAAAGAAGCTGTCAGACTAGCACCAATTGCCGCTATCGTGAGATTTGCTGATGAACTTGCAGAGGGACCGCAACGTACATCAAACTTTTTAATAAGTAGTAAATTGATTGATGATACTAGTGAAATATATCATCAGTACGCCCAAATCACTCGTGTATCGATTGATTCAGCTAGTGGGAGGGTTGCATTGTCATATAGTATCGATTCGGAAAATAAAGACTATCCAAAAAACAAAGCCAAGCTCAAAAAATATTTAAGTCAGCTGTTGAAAATAGTTTATGCAAGAGCGGAAAAAATGAATCACGAAAGATTATTCGCTCGACACTATTGTAAAGAGTTGGCATTGTTTAGAGACACATCTATCAGTATCACATTTTTTAAAAATGATTTACCCACCGATTTATCTTTAGATCCTATTGTTTTAAACGACATAAATATACTCGGAAATATTTCTGGAAAAATTGAACAAATAAATCCCAGTTACAATATTGATCAACTAATTAAAAAATTATTGTGAAAAATAAAAGACAATGACAAAAAATCCTTTTGAATTTGATGCCGCGCCCAACTTAGATCCTAAATTATTAGTTGAATGGTTTATAGAGGATCATAATTTTTCACGATTTATTCAATCTACTCGTAATGTGATAATAAATGGTGAAAGAGGTTCTGGAAAAAGTATGAATTTGATATATAACTCCATTCGTTATCAAAAATTACGTCAGAAACTCAAAAATGAAAAATTTCCACCCGATCACATAGGTATTTATATTCCATGCAATACCCCATTGACTCATAAGCAAGAATATAAACTACTTACAGAGATAGATCAGGCTATTATCTCAGAACATTTTTTCTCGTACAGTATTTGTGCTGCCATCGCTAAAGATTTAGACAGTATTTCAAATGAATTTTCGGAAATGGATCATAGATTGTTATATGATGAATTTTCCTATCTACTTGAAGTAGACAATGGTTCTTATAATAACCTGTCTACATTTAAATTTTTACAACGTGCGGTAAGAGATAAATTAAAAAAAGATCAAATACAACTAGCGAAAGGGATTAGTATCAGTGTAGATAGCATCGAAACAGGTTCATTCTACACGTTAGTGCTTCCTATCCTATCAATACTAAAACAAACAGAACTTCTTAAAAATACGCACATTTCCCTTTTGATAGATGATGCTCACGACCTTAATTCTTATCAATGTAAAATGCTAAATTCATGGCTTGCATACAGGGATCATACTGTTTTTTCATTCAAAGTAGCAATTGCAGGTATCCGCTACCATGATATGAGAACATCTTTTGGAGGAACAATACTTGAAGGACATGATTACATTACGATTGATCTTGAACAACCTTATCAAAGTAAAGAATCTGAATTCGGAAAATTTGCTAGGGATGTTGTGACCAAAAGACTGAATCAATCTGGGATATTTGTGACGGCAGATGATTTTTTTCCAGAAAATGAATCATTTCGCGCTGCAATTCATGAATACGAAGAAATAGTTCGTGATGAAGCAATAGTGAAAGGTCTAGCGAGTAAAAAAGCTATTACGGATTATGTGTATAAGTACGCCCGTGCAAGATACTTCCAAAATAGACCAGCAAAAGCAAATAAACCCCAATATTCTGGATTTGAAACAATTGTTCACTTATCAACTGGTGTGGTCAGGCATTTGCTCAACCCATGCTATTCAATGTTTGAGCAATTGCAGGCAAACAATGATTCAGAGCTAAAATCAGTTACGCCTGCCATACAATCAGAAGTTATTCATGATCTGAGTTCTGGACTTTGGGATTTTGTTAAAAATAAATTAGAAATGCAAGTAGAGGGTTGTGGAAAAACTGAAGCGGATAAAGTAAAAAATCTTATAACGAAATTAGTCGAACATTTTCGAGATAGATTGCATAAACATAAATCAGAGCCAAGAGTTCTTAGTTTTTCAATTTCAGGGTACGACGAATTCTATCAGAAAGAATTAGATGGGTTGTTCAGAGTCGCTCGAAAAGCACAATTAATTTACATTCGAAGTGGACCTGCAAAATCTGGTGGAGGACGAGAGGATTTTTATACTTTAAACAGAATGTTACTTCCCGCATATGGGCTGGATGTACAAGGACAAAATGGACGTGCATCTTTAAAAGCTATTGATTTATTAAATGCCGCAAAAAATGGAGTATCAATACCGACAAATTTTGATAAAAGTGATGAAAAAAAACAAGTAGAGATTTTTGATGAGTAAAAATATTCTAATAGCTCCAGCAAGCTGGGAAGATCGTTTTGAAGATGGTGTATATTTTGACATTGATGATTTCAAACCATCAATGTTGATAGTACCTTTTTCAGAAAGGTATGCCGAAAGAACGTTATCTGTTAGAGATAGAATTCGAACAAGATCCGAAGATCTTGGAATAATTTTTTTGGAATATGAAGTTAATTACCTTGACCAAGTCTCCTCATATAACAAGACAATGGAGTTTTTAGATGATTGCGTGAGCAATGATAACACTGATAGAGTAAGACTGAACGCATCAACTACACCGAGGGAATTGGTATGGTACATACTGCATTATTTATCATGTAGGCTTATAAATTCTGAATTTAGTTATTTCAAACCAGAAAGTTACACGGATGATTATCTTAGTCGTGATGCGGAATCGCCCAGATTAGTTATAAAAAGTTCTGGGATCGTTTATCCAGATTTACCAACTTGTATATTAGTGATTTCTGGTTACGATCATGAAAGACTTTTACAATTGAAACAGAGGTATGAGCCAAAAAAAATGATAATAGGTAGGCAAGTTGGTACACAATTCAGTAACGAAATTCGTAATTTTTTTGATGTAATTGATGATGATTCTATTTCGTTTATTGATTTCGATGCTTACGATATTAGCAAAAATTCTGTCGATAAATTATGCAAAGAAATTGATAGTCTTGATGATAATTACAACATAATAGCTGCTTCTCTTGGACCTAAGCCTTCTGCGGTAACGTTGTTTCAATTAACGAAAAAAAGACCTGTTGTGGGGCTAGTTTATATACCTGCTGGTGATTACAGCGAGAACTATTCGAGTGGTATAGAAATATCTAGCAGAATACTAAAAAAATTAGAGTGGTAATTATTTTCGTTATATAAAGGATGCGATTCACACACAAAGCCTACCCACTCTTGCATCCAACCAAAAAGTAGATAAAATCCCGAGCCCGTATTTTAGGTGCTTATTTTATGGACTTCCTGTCAGAGCTGCGCGAGCTATTGGAAAGTGAATTAAAACACAATGCTATCGACCTACAAACTGCTGAAAAAATCAGCGATACCATCACAGTTAAAATCCGCCAAACTTACAGCGGTCAGCCCGTTTATATTCAAAAAAAAGTACGCGATAACAGCATGAGAAACGCTGAAATTTATCGTCGTTTCAATGGACGTAACATTCGCCAAATATGCAGTGAATACGATTTGTGTTACCAGCAGGTGTGTAAAATAATCAAAATTGAGCGTAAGAAAAGGCAAGGCGATTTGTTTGCATCTTGATGGCGCATAGCTAGGCAGATTCAAATTTTTCTAATCGACCCAGCAGCAATAAAATTGACGCGAAACATATCTATCAAATATTTTGAATGCCATTCGGCGTTTTTTATAACACTGTAAAATTATTCTCTAAGCTCTACTTTTTTATTTCGTTGATACAAAGTATTTAGACGAGTATAAGGAAAAGTTGACGGCAAAATAAATCGTCGCTATTGGCAATCCATTTAACAACTTTTCTAATTTTAAATTATGAAACACTATACTTACCTTGTTGAAAATCCTAGTGGATTAACTGAATTTTTAGCATCAAAAGAAATCATTACAGAAGTTGCCAAAGCAAAATCAATTTTAGTGCAGATATTTTCTGCACAAACCGTCCCCGCATGGATTAAATGTATTTCAGAAATTATCACTGATAATTTGCCAACCGCTGTTTTAGTGGGTTCAACAACGGTCGGTGAAATTATTGATGGGCGCACATTTGTAAAATCAACGGTGATTTCATTTTCTTTTTTTGAATTTACAACGCTCGTTCCCCTGCTTGCAGAATGTCATGAAGATGATGAAGAAATTGTTGGAAATACATTAGGCGAAGCAATTAGCGCGTCAGGTTCTGATATTGCTGGCGTATTACTCTTAGCAACCCCAATTAGCATTAACGTAACAGATTTGTTAAATGGTCTGGCAAAAAGAATTGGAAATTATCCTGTATTTGGCGGTGGTGCGGCGGATTATGGCGCAATGCACAATTCATTGATTTTACTTGGAACACAATTATTAAATAAAGGTGCTGTCGCTGTTGTGTTCTTAGGAAATGAATTACATATTGATATTTACAGTTATCTTGGATGGCTTCCATTAAGTAAGGAAATGACCATTACGGAAGCAAATGGAAAATTTGTTAAAACCGTGGATGGTGAACCTGCTTTTAATGTTTATCATCGCTATCTAAATATCAGTAATGATGTGAATTTTGACCTTGATGTTCTAGCATTTCCATTTTTAGTTGAACGTGATGGCGAAACCTTAGCGCGTGTTCCCATTTCTGTTGAAGAAGATGGCTCACTTCAATTTGTTGCAGATGTTCGCACTGGGGAAAAATTCAAGGTCGGTTATGGAAATCCCACGACTATTATTCACGATGCAAAAGAAATTCAAGCCATTATGCGTGCTTTCATGCCTGATGCTGTTTTTCTTTATACCTGTGGATGCCGTCGTTTTTTAATGCAAGAAGAAGTTGAATTAGAAACATTGCCATTCCAAGAAATTGCGCCAACGGTTGGATTCTATACTTACGGTGAATTCTTTGGACAAAGTAATAATTTACATTTACTCAATTCTGCGATGGTTGCCGTTGGAATGCGTGAGGGTCAACACGCTAGAAGAACCACTTATCCTAAAAAACAATGGGCGGATGTTCAAATTTCACAAGTCGATGACCCTTATGTGAATAAACACATTCGTGTCATTTCCCATTTGATGCACTTTATTAACGTTGTCACATCTGAATTGGAACAAGTGAATTCTGAATTAGAACTGCTTTCAATTACCGATAAATTAACGCAGATTTATAATCGGGTGAAATTAGACAGTGTACTCAATCACGAAATCAATTATGCCAGTCGTTACCAATCTGATTTTTCAGTAGTGTTAATCGATATTGACCATTTTAAACAAGTCAATGACGCTCATGGTCATAATACAGGCGATGCCGTATTGATTTTTATGGCGCAAATTTTAAAAGAAAATGTTCGCAATTCAGACATTCTTGGACGTTGGGGTGGTGAAGAATTCTTAATCATTTTGCCTCAAACAAATTCTCAACAGGCTTTTGAACTCGCTGAAAAAATTAGGACAACCGTTGAATCTGCCAAATTTCCTGTTGTGAATCACAAAACTATCAGCGTTGGTGTAACCCAGTATTGCAGTGATGATTCTGTTATTGAATTGATTGAACGAGCAGATAGAGGGCTTTACGATGCAAAAAATACGGGGCGCAATAAGGTGGTTTTGGTAACTGATAATTTAGATAAAACCTAATTTTTGCACCACAAGAATTTTACTTTTTGACAAGCCAAACAAATATGCGCGATATTTGCGCCTCAAAATAATCAAAACAATGAGGCGTAAAATGGCAGTTTCACTTTCAAAAGGCGGCAATATCAGCCTTTCAAAAACAGACCCAACTTTAAAAAACGTCATCATTGGCTTAGGTTGGGACGCTCGACCTACCGATGGTAAGGATTTTGATTTAGATGCCAGCGCATTCATGCTGGCAGAAAATGGAAAAGTCCGCTCTGAAAAAGATTTCATTTTTTATAATCAACTCAAATCATCATGCGGCTCAATTGAACATACGGGTGATAATTTAACAGGTGACGGCGATGGTGATGACGAAACATTGATTTTAAAATTGGATTGGATTCCGTCTAATGTTCAGCGTATTGCATTTACAGTTACTATTCATGAAGCAGATATAAGAAAACAAAATTTTGGGCAAGTTTCAAATGCGTCTATTCGCATTGTAAATCAAGACACTGGCGTTGAAGTAACACGTTACGATTTAAGCGAAGATGCCTCAACGGAAACGGCTATGATTTTTGGCGAAGTATATCGCCATAACGATGAATGGAAATTTAAAGCGGTTGGTCAAGGTTATGCTGGTGGATTAGCTGCATTGGCAGGTAATTACGGCATAAATGTTGGGTGATGTATGGAGCTTGTAAAAGGCGGTAATGCTTCAATTTCTGACGCTGGAGTAAGTGGCAATTCATTTAATATCGGTATTGGTTGGCGTTCAGAAGATAATCAAATCGACATTGATGCTAGCGCATTTTTAATTGATGAGCTGGGGAAGGTTGTTAATGATTCAGGTTTTATTTTTTATAATCAGCCTCAAAGTCAATGTGGGGCAGTTCAGCTAAATTCAGAATCCAACAGTAAGTTAGATAATTGCGTTTTTTCAGTAAATACATTGAAAATACCTGATGGAGTTCAACGCATTGTTTTTGCGTTGTCAGCAGAACAAAACGAAAGCCCTGTGAATTTTAATAAACTTGACCAGGTGATAATTCGAATTTGCGATAATGATAACGAGTGTATTCGTTATCAATTAAGCGACATTTGCAATGAATCATCGGTCATCATGGGCGAATTGTATCGAAATAAAGGTGTTTTTAAATTTAGAGCTGTCGGTCAAGGTTACAATGATGGGCTAGGCGTTTTAGCGCGGCATTTTGGCGTGATGATAGATAGTGTGAATAATGCCGCCAACACGACAACATTGAAAAGAAAAAGACGCACTCGCTCTGTCGTTTTAACTGAATACGCAGCTGTTTTACATACAAAAATCATTAAGTTTTTGCCAAAAATAAACGCCGCCGTTGAATCAGCCGTAAATGAAAGTAATACGCGCATGATTTTAGACCGTTTTTTTATTGATGTTTTAGATTATGACATCGATGAAGTAAAAGCAGAGCAAAACGTTCAAGGACGGCGTGCGGACTATGTTCTATCAGCAAATGGCAACGATGTTATTGTCGTTGAGGCGAAAAAAGCAGGAATGGCACTTCGTGATAAACAAATTTTTCAAGCGACATCTTACGGAGCATATTCGGGTATTCGCTGGGCATTATTGACTAATTTGTTGGAATGGCAGCTTTATCGCGTATCAACACTGGAAAAAGTTGAAGCAGATTTGATTTTTGCAATTAAGTTAAGTCCAGCAATTTCACAGCAAGATGCTGAAAAACTTGCATTGATTTCCCGTGTTTTCATGAATCATAAAAATAATGAACTTGAAAAAATGTGGCGAGAATGTAATGCGTTAAGCAATGAAATTGTTGGCGGAATATTGCTTACTGATGATGTTATTTCTAAAGTGCGTAATATCATTAAGCGCGACAGCGATTGTAATGTCACCAATGACCAAGTTCGGACGGTTGTTGAAAGATTATTAAATTTAAACTGATTTGACAAAACTTCGCGTGTGCGTTTAACCTATGCTCGCAGTCACGAGATTGCACTGGCTTAGACACCAGTTTGAAATAGCGTTACCCGCACACGAAAGACAAGCGGTTTTTTTGTGCCTACAGTTTTTGCAATTTGCCATTCGTGGTAAAATTGCGCCAGCGTGTTAGGAGTTGCTGAGAATATATTGAATATCGGCAGCAGTATCTGTTTCAACTGTGTCTAAGCTCCTAACCGCCACTTCGGTGGCTAACTTTTAGACAAAGGAAACAAAAAAATGAACGCTCAAGTTCAAGCATTAGATTTCACTTCATTCATTTTCGCTCAAGGCGAAGAACTCAAAACAAATTCCAAACAAGTTGCAGAAGCATTTGGCAAACGCCATGACAATGTTTTGCGTGATATTGAGAAAACATTAACGCAAGTATCTGATATTTTCGGAAAACTCAATTTTGAGGAGACCGAATATGTACAAGAAAACAACTTAGGAATTCCAACATCATATCGAATGTATGAAATGACAAAAGACGGATTCATGTTTTTAGTCATGGGATTCACAGGCAAAGCCGCCGCACAAATCAAAGAAGCCTACATCAATGCGTTTAATTTGATGCACGCAAAGTTGTTTCAAAAGCAACCTACCGCAAAACCTCTCCCGAATGCGTTGTCAGAAATTTTGTCAGCGAATTTAACGCCTGTTAAAAAGATGGTCATGCTAACGATAATTGATAAAGCCGACCAAAACGGACAGTTTCAAATGGGTGTTTTAGATTTAGCACATCTTTGCGGCATTGCGAAAAGCACGATTGTTGAAACGGTTAGCAGTTTGGAAAGCTTAGGATTTTTGACAATCACACGAACTCGTCACAGAACGGGCGGTAGTTTGCCAAACATCTACACTATTCCTGAGCGGTTTCGTGTTGTTTCTGGTGGCGCGTCATCAACTGTTAAAGATGAACCAAAACAACAAGCATTGCCAATGACTTTGATTCCCGATGACATGGTGATGATTAGTGCAAATCGTTATCGTGAAATGGAGCAATCATCATTAAAACTTCAATTTGACGATTTAAAGCATGTTGTCGAACAGTGTGGCGGTAAAATTCTAACAAAATCACAAGTTGAGCGTATTAAGGGTGTTTTAGAAGCCTAACTCACAACAGTGAGGAAGGCTCATGAACGGAATTGAACCGCCTGAGCTTGACGATGATTTTATTCTCGAGAACGATAAGAAATTGGATGAGCTGTTGAAAGATTACAGTACGATGCCAATTCCTGAACTCGACGAGTATGTGAACGTTCAGCTACCACAGGTCGATTAAGCACACAGCCTCGATGACGAAAGTTGTCGGGGCTTTTTTGTGTCTATCAAAAACTGCAAATTCGCCCATTTTACTAAACCGTGCGATTAGAAAACATCACTTTGATTCCTTTAATGTGTTTACAGAATTATATGTGAAAACTAAATGGAAGCTATCAATGCCAGCAAAAGACCCTACAACTTACTCGTTACTCACCTACTGTTGGGTTTTTGGCGTTTCTTCACTTGGAGGCGTTGTGAGTTATATCAACAAAATCAAGCAAGGGAAAACGAAAGTATTTTCTTTTTGGGGATTAGTTGGTGAAGCCATCACCAGTGTCTTTGCGGGAATCACCACCTTTTTTCTCTGTGAATCGGCAGGACTTGAACAAATCACGTCAGCGGCATTAATTGGCTTGAGTGGTCACATGGGAAGTCGTTCGATTTATCTCATTCAGCATTTCATGGCTAAAAAAATCGGCGTAACAGAAAGCGAATTTGAACAATTTGAAGGTGAAAAGCATGACTAAAAATATGAGAGCTTTTTTAGACACTATTGCCAAAAGTGAAGGCACTTTCGGTCATGGTGATGATGGTTATGATGTTCTTGTTGGTGGAAAATTTTTTGAAGGCTACGCAGACCATCCGCGCATTGCCGTCGATTTACCAAAACTAGGCATTAAATCAACAGCTGCTGGTCGTTATCAAATTCTTGCACGCAACTTTGATTTTTATAAAAAACAATTAGGTTTAAAAGATTTCAGCAAATCCGCACAAGATGCGATTGCTATTCAACTTATCAAAGAATGCGGTGCATTGAAAGATATTGAAGCGGGTCGAATTGAATCTGCGATTAAAAAATGTGCTTCACGTTGGGCGAGTTTTCCAGGCGCAGGTTATGGACAACGCGAAAATAAAATGGCGAATCTTGTTTTGTCGTTTGAGCGTTCAGGCGGAATTTTAGCGTAATGAATAAATTCAATGCCGCCATTCAGCATGTTGCCATCGACACGGTTATTCCTTACGCGAATAACACTAAAAAGCACCCAGCCGAACAAATTGACAAACTCGCCAGTATGATTGCCGAGTACGGTCACGACGTACCGATTGTGGTCGATGCTGACAACGTGATTATTAAAGGTCACGGGCGTTTGCTTGCCTGTAAAAAACTCGGCATGACTACCATTCCCGTGATTGTTCGAGCTGATTTAACCCCAGCTCAAGCGAAAGCGGCTCGGATTGCAGATAACAAAGTGGGTGAATCCGAATGGGATATAGATTTGCTGCGCCTTGAACTCACAGAACTCGACGAATTGGGTTTCGATTTGGATTTAACAGGCTTTGAAGATTTCGATTTCAGCCAATTTGACGACGATGACACCACCACGCTCGATGACGATGCCGATTTAGATTCAATACCTGAGCCACCCGCTGAACCAATTACCAAACTTGGTGATGTTTGGCTGTGTGGTAAACATCGGGTGATGTGCGGCGATTCTACCAGCATTGATGCGGTTGATGCGTTGATGGCAGATTCCAAAGCCGACATGGTTTTCACCGATCCACCGTACAACGTCAAAATTTCAGGACTTGGCAGTGCGGCATCGGAAAACAGCATCGGCAGAATTCATGGCGAATTCAAAATGGCATCGGGTGAAATGAGCAAAGACGAGTTCACTGATTTTTTACGCACTGTGTTCACTTGCCTGATTGCCGCCTCAAAAGATAGTTCGATTCATTACGTTTGTATGGACTGGCGACACATTCAAGAACTCACCACCGCTGGCGAAATGTACACCGAACTCAAAAATCTGTGTGTTTGGAATAAAAATAACGGTGGTATGGGGACGTTTTATCGCAATAAACACGAATTGATTTTTGTTTATAAAAACGGCACAGAAAAACACACCAACAATTTCCAACTTGGCGAAACGGGACGCTACCGAACAAACGTCTGGGATTATCCGATGGTGACCAGTTTTTCAAATGGCGAACGTGGCAACGAGAAACTCCACCCTACCGTGAAACCCACGCAACTTGTAGTTGATGCGATTTTAGACTGTTCCAACGACGGCGAGATTATTTTAGATTTATTCGGCGGTTCTGGCACAACGATGATTGCTTGCGAAAAAACCAACCGTGTCGCTCGTTTAATGGAACTCGATGAGAAATACTGCGACGTGATTGTGCGTCGTTGGCAAGAAATCACGGGGAAAGAAGCCGTCTTGGAAGGTAATGGCAAATCATTTAATGAATTGAGCAATGGCTAGAGCAACACCTGAATTATGGGCAAAAGCAAAGGCACTTTTTGAAACTGGAAGAAGTCTTAGCGAGATAAACGCCGAAACGGAAATCGACCGCGCTTTAATCAGCAGAAAAGCAAAAGCAGAAGGTTGGAAAAAAGGCATTTATCAACAGCTAATTCAGGACGGTGTGCGGGTTGCGGGCGAAATATCAACACTAGAGTCAACAGTTCAACAGATTGTTGTCAAAGACATTGATGAACTAACCAAAGCCCGTGAGTTTTTCTCAAAGGCGGGTTTGAAAGTAGCGAGCATGGCAGTCAAGTCGCTGGGAGAAAAGCCTAAACCCAGCGATTGCAAAACTGTTGCGGACGCACTGGTTTCAACCATGAAAGTTGCAGGCGTTGTGCCTTATTACCCTGTTGGCACAACGATAAATAACACTAACGCTCAACAAAATAACAACGATGATGATTTTAGAGATGAGCTAATTAGGCAAATTTTTAATAACGATGAATAAAGAAAATCGTCTTAAAACTTGTCGTGATTTTTTAGCCTTCACGCGCTACGTCAGTGAACGTGGCGGTCGTAAATTTTTTGTGAATTGGCATCACCGCGTGATTACTGACACGCTGATGAAAGTGGTACGAGGTGAAATTAAGCGGCTGATTATTAACATTCCACCGCGTTATTCAAAATCAGAACTAACCGTTGTTAACTTTATTCCGTGGTGTTTGGGTTTGTACCCAGACAGCGAATTTATCTACATTTCTTATTCAAAACGAGTTGCCGCAAAGCACGCTTACTTAGCTCGAGCTGTCGTAAAAAGTGAAGGCTATCGTGAGTTGTTTGGTGACGTAACGTTAATGGACGATTCAAAGGCAAAAGATGAATGGCGAACAAAACAAGGTGGCATTGTGTACGCTTCGGGTTCAGACGGCACAATCACGGGTTACGGTGCAGGTAAAATGCGTGAAGGATTCGGCGGGTGCATTATTTTTGACGATCCGCTCAAGGCAGGTGAAGCCGAAAGTCCAATTCAGCGTGAAAACGTCCTTGAGTTTTACCAATCAACGGTAGAAAGTCGCTGTAATACGCCGCACACGCCTATTATTGTCATCATGCAACGCTTGCACCATAACGACTTGAGCGGGTTTTTGTTAAACGGTGGCAGCGGTGACGAATGGCATCACCTAAAAATTCCCGCGATTAACGAAGATGGCGAAGAGCTATGGACGTTCAAACATTCCATTGATGATTTGCTCAAAATGAAAGCGGCTAATCCGTACCATTTCAGCGGTCAATACCAGCAAGAACCCACACCAAAAGAAGGCGGCATTATCAAATCCGAATGGTTTGAGCGTTATCGCGTACCGCCTGCTGAAAAATTACGAGTAATACAATCATGGGATACCGCTTACAAAGCGAAATTGCAAAATGATCCTTCAGTGTGTACCACCTGGTTACAAACAAAAGATAACAAATACTACTTGCTCGATTGTTTTGTCATTCGTGGCGAATATCCCGATGTAAAGCGTCATGTCCAATCGAAATATGACCAATTCAAGCCACAAGCGGTATTGATTGAAGATAAAGCAAGCGGACAGTCACTTATCCAAGAGCTAAGACACTCACGCATTCCAATCATCGCAATACTGCCTGAAAGCGACAAAATTACCCGATTAAATTCTGTGTCAACGATATTCGAAGCACGGCAGGTTTATTTACCCGAAAACTCACCGTGGCTGGCAGATTACGAACATGAGTTACTGTCGTTTCCACTCGCCGCACACGATGACCAGGCAGATAGTACGTCACAGGCTCTTGAATGGTTACGCTCTAAATCCACAAACGCATTGCCACAAGTCGGCACACCAAGGACATTTTAATCATGGCTAAATTATTTCAGTTTTTATCAAAATTTAACGGTAAAAATACAGTTTCAAGTACATCGACAGCACCGAAAGCCCTCTACAACGAACAAGCGATTGATTACTTAGTAAATCCGCTTTTTCAAATGCAAGATACCGATGAAACGCTTAAAAAGTTAGGCGTTCATCGTAAAGAATTACGCGCTTTGGAGGGCGACGATGAAATTACCGCGTGCATTGAAACTCGTCGTGAGGCGTTAATTGCCACGCCTTGGAGATTGGAATTAGGCAAGGCGCGGGTTAATAATTTCATTTGGCAAGAACTTGACCGCGTTATTGTTTCCGTTTTGCGCGGGGCATTTAATGCGGTTTTGTACGGATACAGTGTGCAGGAGATTATCTGGCAGCAATTACCCGATGGAAAAATTGGATTAAAAGAAGTCAGTGAAAAGCCGTTTGAGTGGTTCGAGCCAAAATCAGATGGGCGATTGATTTACCGCTCACAACTTAATCCGCAGGGCGAAGCAATAGACAAAAAATTCAAATTTTTGCTTTCCATTCGCAATGAAACCTACCGCCAACCATACGGCGAGGCATTACTATCGCGTCTTTACTGGGCATGGTTATTTCGCGTTAACGGCTGGAAATATTGGGCAAAAAATCTTGAACGTGCAGGTACGCCATTTTTAGTCGGCACTGCCCCAAACGAAACATTACCAGACGGAACGACAGCGGTTGATTATTTAACCACTGTTTTAAATTCAGCCGTTTCAAATGCGACACTGGCTTTACCCGATGGTTGGACAGCTCAATTTTTATCTGCCACTCAAACTGGAACTAGTTTTGAACAATTTGAACAAGCGATTTTAAAACGCATTCAAAAAGTCATTCTTGGACAGACCCTCACATCTGACGTTGGTAAAACAGGAAGTTTTGCAGCAGCAAAGGTTCATGAAAACGTACTCAGTGACCGAAAAATAGCGGACATTCGTCTTGCCACAAAAACCGTGCAAACACTGGTCAATGCACTGCATACGCTAAATGGATTTACAGGTGAACCGCCAACATTTGTAATGGAAGATGACACGGGATTGGAAGTTGAACGCGCCGACCGTGATTCAAAGTTGGTGCAAGCTGGGGTTCTAAAACTTACCCCTGATTATTTATTGCGTGTTTACGATTACGAAGATGGCGATTTTGAGATTCCGAATAATGTGCCACCTGATAAAAATACGCCCATGGGCGTAAATAAACCGTCTAATTTTTCGGCATCAAATGAGCTGTCCAAATTCACACCCGACCAGCAGATTATTGAAGATTTGGCGGATAACGTCCTCGAAAAACTATCCAGTCCGATTCCTGAAGGTGCAATTTTTAACGCGATTAAAGCGGCGAAAGATTACGACGATTTAGCCGATAGATTGGCGGTTTTATTTGTCGAAACGGATACGGCTGAATTTAGAACCGTGTTGGAACGTGCAACATTTGCCGCCGATTGCTTGGGTTATGCCAATGCCTGACCCAATTAGATTAAGCTTTAATCAGCCGTTTTATCGCGCCGTTGAAGAGCTTAAAAAGCGCGGTGTCGTTTTGCCAGATAAGTATTACGGTGAAATGCAAGGCTTGCATCGGCAGTTGAATTTTTCAATCGCTGGCAAGGCTTCACTTGACCAATTGCAGGCGGCTTTGGATTCACTTGAAAAAGCCATGAATGAAGGTCAAACCTTTGCGAAATGGCAAAAAGATATTCGTGTGCAAGATTTAGGCTTACCTAAACATCGACTTGACAACATTTTTAGAACCAACATTCAAGCCGCCTACAATCGCGGACATTGGGAAAAATTCGTTGAGCATCAAAAAACACGCCCTTACCTTATGTATGATGCTATTAACGATAGCCGCGTGCGTCCTACTCACCTTGCTATGGATGGCATTATTCGCCCTGTTGGTGATAGTTTTTGGAATTCTCACTACCCGCCGAATGGTTTTCGATGTCGTTGCCGTTGCATATCACTCAATGAAAGACAAGCACAAGAACGCTCAAAAAATGGACAGGGATTAAATAAGTCGATTTCTGACGAAATGAAACCCGATAAAGGTTTTGATTACAACGTTGGGACGGATTTAACGGCGGGTGTGAATAAGGCGATTAAGGATAGCAAGGCAAATCCAGTGTTAAAATCGGCGGTTGAAAAGACTTTAGCGAAACCACCACCCGCTCCAGTTTCTAATGCTCTAAAGCTACCAAAATCTGGATATGCTAAAACACCAAGCAAAAGCATACTTGCTATAATTGACAGTATTCATTCAGATGGAGAATTGCCAGAAATACCAATAAAAGCAAGTGCCAGTAGGAAATTCTATGGTGCATACGAACACAAAATCCAAAGCAAAGAATCTGTAGCCATACACCTTAGTAGTTACGGCGACCACCCAGAATTGACACTTGCACATGAAATAGGGCATTTCATTGACCACCAAGCATTCGGAGAAAAAGGTTTTTCATCTACCAACAATGAGATGTTTGCAGGGTGGCGTGATGCAGTAGATAATTCAAATGCAACAAAAGAAATAAAAAGCATAGGCGGCTCGAAGTCGTCTTATTACTTATCAACTCACGAGCAATGGGCGCGAAGCTACGCGCAATACATAGCAACAAAAAGCGGAGATGTGAATCTGATAAAGCAATTGGACGATATAAGGAACAGCGATAGAGTTGCCCCAATAAGAAAATCAAGCCAGTGGCAAGATGATGATTTTGAGTTAATCTCAAAAGAAATTGATAAATTATTTTTAAAAATGCGGTGGTTATAAATGGCAATTGAACAAAAAGAAGATGATGCAATGGTTGATTTTATAGAAGCAAATTTGCTCACTATAGACCCAGAAGAATGGTTTGATTTGGTAAAAAAGGAATTCCCCAATATGCCAGATGGTGAGATAACTGAAACCATAATGATTTTAAGTGGCGGCGATGTGATAGCAACCGCAAATGATTAAATTACACAACACCTATCGCAAATGACCACAATCACCATCCAAAGCCAATCCGTACAAGCTGCCTTAAACGAATTAACACGCCGTTGCCAACATCTGCAACCTGCTTTTAATGCAATTGGCGAGGATATTAAAAACAATGTAGCGATGTGTTTTCGTGAGGAAAAATCACCCGACGGTATCAACTGGAAAGCGTTGTCACCAGCAACAATAAAACAACGGCGCAATAATTCCGACAAGGTTTTAAACGATACAGGTAGATTAAAAGGCTCATTTGCACACGTTGCCACCAATTCGCACGTTGAAATCACCACCGATGTTGAATATGCTGCCATGATGAATTTCGGCGGCACAAAAGCGCAATTCCCGAATTTATGGGGCGATGTACCTGCTCGTCCATTTATGCCAACGGCGGAGTTGCCAGCTCAATGGGCAGAGGACATCGTTGATATTATTGAGCAACACCTATCCTTGCCCTGAGCAGCCAGTGCGGTACTAAAAAAACTATTTCAAAGCCCCGTAGCCCCAGTGTTGCGGGGCTTTTCGCGTTTTAAAGATTAGATTTGTTTTCTTAACTTGATGACGTTTTAAATTGAACGGTAATGTGTGCTTCGACGGCACTAAAAAGCCTTTTTAAAACAACAAACTAAGGAAAATAAATGAACAAATTAATCGCCTCGCCTGAAAAATGCCCCATCGCGGGAATTTATGAAAGCAATCACCCAAAGTACACCATTTTCATTATCAAAGAAGAAGATGTCGGCTTTAGCTATATTGGTGGCTTGGGTGATTGGATTGTTTATGCTACGCCACTTAACCAAGACGGCGAACCGTATTACATCAACGGTCAGCCACAGCGTTTTATGATGGGACGTGACGTTGGTGAATTTATCCCCGACGAAATTGAAGTGAGCGATGAGTGCTACAACGCTTTTATGGCAAGCCAATAACATTTGAAAACGAGAAAGCCCGATTCTGTCGGGCTTTTTATTGTCTAAATTTCGCCTAAATTACTAAATCACGCGATTAGAAAAAGCCTTATTACATAGGCAATCTATCGCGCATGAAAACACAAAATCAAATTATCCATTTTTTAGCTGACTTTCAGCTTTCAAAACCTACCACTACAGGCGAACGCACGTTTAGCGGCGTTGCCTATGCTGGCGGCGCAATCACTGACCACTCATGGTACAGCGCGGTGGCGTTTGATTTGGTCACAACCAGTGCAGAAACGCCTTTGCCTTTGCTTTTCAATCATGGCGGCTCACCTATTGGTGTTATCGAAACGGTGTCAATCGGCACACAAATCGAAATCGCAGGACGTTTATTTGCCGACATTGACGACGTTGCTAAAGACATTGCAGTCAAAGCTGACCGTGGCATCAAATGGCAATTATCTGTTGGCATTTTTTCAGGGGCAACTGAACGCCTGAATGGTACACAAACCCACAGTATCAATGGTCAGTCCTTTACTGGCGAAATCACCCTTTTAAAACAAAATCGAATAAGAGAAGTGTCGTTTGTCACGCTTGGGGCTGACGACAAAACTTCCGCCACTGTTTTTAACGCTCAACCCACTAAACCACAGGAATCATCAAGTATGACACCCGAAGAAGCAGAAAAACTACAGAAAGAACTGGAAAAAACAAAAGCTGAAAATGTGCAATTCAAAGCTGATTTAGACAGCGCAAAAAAATCAGCGCGTGAAACTGAAATCAAATCGTTGTTCGCCTCATTAGGTCGGGAATACAGCGAAGAAAAAGCCAAGCCTTATTTTGAATTTTCTGCGGATCAATTCAAGGTTGTATCAGCCGATTTAATGGCACAAAAAGGCGAACAAAAGCCTAATTTACCTGAACATTTATTCAGCGCACAAGCCAATGATGGCGAAACTAAACCAACAGAGCCGCAATTGAATTTTTCGGCAATTTACGACGCTCGCAAGCCACAAGGTAAAAAATAATGGCTACAAAATTAGAAACATTTCATGACGGAGAATTCATTCTTGACCAAGAAGAAAACTTAAGCCTTGAAAAAGTAACGCTTATCAGTGGTCAAAACCTATTGTCAGGCACAGTTTTGGGAAAAATCACTGCATCAGGGAAATATACCAGACATAACACTGGTGCGGCGGATGGTTCGCAAACAGCGGCGGCAATTTTACGCTCTGACTGTGACGCATCAACAGCAGATACAGCGTGCGTTATCGTGGCGCGGTTAGCAGAAGTCGCTGATGCTCGTTTGATTTATATGGCGGGAATTACAGCACCAAACAAAACAGCAGCCATCGCTGCATTAGCAACTAACAACATTATTGTGAGAACTTAAAAAATGGCTGGTTTTGACCCTTTTAAATCCGACGGATTTAGTCTTATGTCGCTAACGGCGGCAATTAACGCACAGGCTTACACGCCAGCCGTTTTAGCTGATAGCGGCTTATTTCAAGAAGAAGGCGTGACAACGCTTGATGTATCAATTGAATCTGACGGTAAAACAGTTGGCTTAGTTGCTGTTCAACCACGTAACGCCCCACCACAAGTTGTTGTTGGCGATAAACGTGCTATTCGCTCGTTTAGAGTTCCGCATTTGCCAGAGCGTGGACACATTATGGCAGATGAAGTTCAAGGAATTCGAGCCTTTGGCAGTGAAGATGTTTCGCAGTCAATTAACGCCATTCGAGATGAACGCCTTTTAAAAATGCGCCGCCAAATTGATTATACGATTGAATCTCATCGTTTAGCTGCGTTAATGGGTAACTACTACGATGCAGCAGGTAACGTCACCTCATTATTTACCGAATTTGGCGTTTCTCAGCAAACGGTAGCAATGGCATTACCAACCTCAACAACGCCAGTGCGTACAAAATGTCAGCAAATCATCAACGCTATCGAAACCACACTTGATGGCATTCCATTTTCAGGTATTGATGTTTACTGCGGTGCTACTTTTTGGACTTCGCTAATCGAGCATAGTGCATTAAAACAAACCGTTCTTAACTGGAATGCAGCAGCCGATTTGCGTGCCGACCCACGAAACCCTATTAGCTTTGGTGGTTTGCGATTCATTCGTTATCGCGGCACAACAGCAGTGAAAATTGCAGATACTGAAGCGTATGCAGTACCAACTGGTGTGAGTGATTTGTTTATTACGCGATTTGCTCCAGCAAACTACGTTGAAACAGTAAACACAAAAGGAATTCCATATTACGCAAAAGTTGAGCTAATGGAGATGGGAAAAGGTGTTCTTCTCGAAGCGCAATCCAACCCACTCAATCTCTGCACGCGTCCTGCGGCAATTATCAAATTAACCGAAACCTAAAATGACTTATTGCACTAAAGCCGATCTGATTGCTCGTGGCTGGGAAGAGGAGCTTATTAGCTTAACCGATAAAGCAGGGTTATTGGGTGGGATTATTGATGATGTCGCTTTGGCTCAGGCAATATCTGATGCTAGCGCAGAAATTGATAGCTATTTAGTCGGGCATATTGCTTTACCGCTAACAAATCCAAGTGATTTTTTAGTGCGTAAAGCGTGTGACATGGTGCGGTTTTATTTGTACGACATCGGTGCGATTGAGCCTGTTACAAAACGTTATGAAGCAGCAATTGGGTTCTTAAAAGGCGTAAGTGAAGGTACAACCATGTTGTCAGCATTGATGACAACTCCCTTGGCATCAAACTTAATTCAAAAGCCTGTTGTAACGGCAACAGCTACATTTTTCACTGAATCACTCTTGGAAAAAATGTAATGGATATTTCCGATTTTATCGACCGCTTAAAAACAGAGTGTCCAATCTTAAAATTTCGGGTTTTTGGTGCAGCGGAGTTAGCTATTGCAAAGCCAACAACAATGCAGCCGCCTTGCGCGTTTGTTATTCCGATGAGTGAAAAAGCCGAATCAAATTCACTTATGAATGCGTTATCACAGCGTACTACAGTTCAAATTGGCGTTGTAATCGCCATCCGCAACTTTTCAGATGCACGCGGTGAAAGTGGGCATAAACAGCTTGAAATTGTTCGGTCTGAAATTATGGAGGCTCTACTTAATTGGGAGCCTCAAAATGCTTCAACACCAACTGAATTTGTCGCTGGACAACTAGCGGGGTATGACAATTTGACGCTTCGCTGGAATGATATTTTTCAAACACAATTTTATTATCGGGCTTAGAAAATGGCAGATGAAACAGAGCAAAAAATAGTCCTGGTATCTAAAAAACCGCTTTCGCAAGACGAATTGCAAGCGATTTGGCAACAAGACGAATACTGGGGGCAAGGCGGCTCATACGATTGCGACCCATTCACTGGAAAACGTACCCCACGCGAGGATTAACAGATGGGCTTAACCAATAAACAAATGATTTTGGCGAAGGTCGAAACAACATACGGAACAGATGCCACACCGACTAATGCGCTTAATGCAATTAAATGCGGCAGCTTGAATATCACGCCGTTAAATGTTGAAGCTATTGAGCGAAATTTGATTCAGCCATTTTTTGGAAACAATCAAAAAATTATCGTTTCAAAAAGTGTTGCAGTCGATTTTGAAGTGGAATTAACGGGGTCTGGTACGGCTGGAACTGCGCCGCATTATGGTTCATTGCTGAAAGGCTGTGCGTTGGCTGAAACAGTGTCAGCAGGTGTTAGTGTGACATATACACCGATTACACTAACTTCTGCATTGCAAGGCGGCACATCGTTATCGCTTTATTTCCAACGCGATGGAATCAAACACGTTTTGCTGGGCGCACGCGGTTCGTTTAGCTTGGATTTGACAGTGAAAACACTGCCTAAATTGAAGTTTACCTTTACGGGCTTGCTTGGCACGATTTCCGATAACGCATTAAACACAACAGGACTGACTTATGTCGCAGCAACACCTGTTGCGGTTTCAACAGCAAACACCACCCCAGCAACATTTTACGGTTATTCGCCAACGATTGAATCGTTCACGATGGATATTTCAAACGACGTGAAGCAACGGATTTTAATCGGTAGTGAATCTGTGATTATTTCCGACAGAAAACCAAAAGGCACATTGAAAATTGAATCGCCTGCATTAGCAACGAAAGATTTCTTCAATCTTGCTCAAACGTCTGCACTTGGCACATTTTCAATTAAGCACGGTCAAACTGCTGGAAATATCGTCACGATTGCAACGCATTCACAAGGTATGGCAATTGAAGCCCCGAAATATGCAACAAATGATGGCGTGGATATGTTGGACATGAGCTTTTCTCTGATTCCAACTGCAACAGGCAACGACGAATTAACTATTACTTTAACTTAATTGGAGCTTTAAAAATGAAATTAGCAATCGGTAAAAAAGAAACCCGTAAATTCAAAGTCACCGCAGAAGAACCTGGCGATTTTTTGGAAGTGAAAAAACACGTTTTTGACGTGGAATTTAAAGTATTGCCTAAGCGCAAAGCCGATGAAGTTCGCTCGGTTGTGGGCGATGCTGAAATTCTTGATGAAGAAATTAAAAGCGCATTGGTTTCAATCGGTGGTGTGAAAAATGAAGATGGCACGGATGCTGATTTTACGCCTGAATTAGTTGATGCGTTGTTTGATATTTCATGGGTTCGCAATGCGTTGGTTCAAGCATTTTTCCATATTCAAAATGGCGAAACACAAGCGGCTGTTTATAAGGCGTTGAAACAAAAAAACTAGAAGATGCGGGCTATCACTACGCTCGAGGTGATAGCCCGCAAGATTCTCAAAGTTTAGAAGATAGCGCGGCAGCGTGGGGCGTTACGATTGAAATTCCCGATGAGGAAGATGAAGATGAATTCATTGTTTTCTACGATGCCAAGCTCGCTTTGGAAGTGTTTTTTAACGTCCAAACGCAGTGGAATTACAGCATGGAAGGTATTACGGGGCTTAATTACGCAAGCGTTATCAGTGTGATTAAGCTGTATGCCAAAAAGAAATACCGCCTCAATTTACTTCACGAAGTCAGCGCGATTGAGCGCGGCTTTTTAAAAGCAGCCAACGAAAAACGCAACAAGAAATAGGAATCGCCTCAATGTCAACGCAAGCACTCACAATCAGAATCGGCGCGGATGCAAATGGAGCGATTTCTGTTATTTCACAAACAACAGCCGCTGTTAATAATTTAGGTAACGCTGGCACACGCGCAAATTCGGGCGTTGCAAGTTTATCAGGTGGTGTTCAAAACTTGGGGCGTTATTCAGGCTCGTCAACCAGTGCAATGACATCTTTAACAGGTGGTGTTAGCGGTCTTAGCCGTGCAACACTTGATGCGGTAAATGGTACGACTCGCTTAAATCAGCAACTTGCAGAAAATACCCGTATTACGAATGCGGCGGCAGGTTCGATGCGTGCCTTGAATTCTGTTATCAGAATGATTGGCTTAGGTGCATTGGCAAGAGATATTCTCAAGGTCAACATTGAATTTGAATCATTAAGAATGCGCTTGATTGCTGTAACGGGTTCGGCAGAATTAGGGCGGATTGCATTTCAAAACATTTTACAAGTCGCTAAAGAAACTCCGCAATCGGTTCAAGAAATCGCAAAATCCTACACGATGCTGAAAAACTTCGGTATCGAACCCACCATGAAAGTCATGCAAGATTTAACCAACATGACTTCTAAGTTAGGCGGCTCAAGCGATACGCTTTCAGGCATTACGCTTGCGTTAGGTCAAGCATTCAGCAAAGGAAAATTACAAGCCGAAGAAGCGAATCAAATGATTGAGCGTGGCGTTCCTGTTTATAAATTATTAGGTGAGGTCACTGGTAAAACATCAAATGAAATCGTAAAAATGATGGGAGCGGGTGAACTCACACGCCCTGTAATTGAAAAGTTAATCGCCGCAATGGGCAGCAGTGCTGTTGGTGCAAGTGCCACAATGATGGATTCGCTCGGTGGGAAAATTAACGTACTAGGTGACGCATGGCATAACTTTGAAGATGCTTTAATGGGAGATAAATCCGAAGGCATCATTAAAACCATCGTAAGTGGCTGGACTGAAATTTTAGAAGGATTTTCAG